GATGACTTGCAAGAAAAACACAAAAATAAGCCCCGAAGCCGAAGCCTCGGGGCTGTGTTGATTGTCATCAATGCCGATCGTCTGCGATTACTCCAAAAATACTACCGCCGTATAGAGGTCGCCCTGTACGAGGTGGACGATGCCGCGCTGCTCATCGTACCGCTCGAATCCCGGGATGGATGCAAGTAGGGATTCGTTCGGGCATTCGGACTCTACGAAGATGTCGTGAATCTTGCGCTCGATATCTTCTCCGATCGGCTCTCCGCTGCGAATTTCAATCTTCTTCATTTTGTTTTTCCTCCAATCGTCAACATAGTGAGCGCTTCCGCTTTTTCTCTGACAAAGCGATTGCGCAGCCCGCCGATTATTCCGGCGCTTCCATTGCAGAATCCGTTTGCGCTTCTCCACACGCCGCCGTGAAGCCTTACAGAATCACATTCGGCGATGAGGAAGTCATAGATCACTGCAATGATATCATGGTCAAAATATGCGTCGTCTACATAGGAGAGATTCGGATGCCCGAGTTTCTCGCACGCCAGCTGCATGAGTTCGACGCATCCGCTCGGACCGTTCTGCACGGCGCGCGAGAGGATAACGGCGCGCATGGCGGTTGTGTGTTTGTCAGCGCAGTAATTCTCCTTGCAGAGCAGATCGGACGCGCGACCATAGTAACGCTCCTTGATGTATGCGTCTTGGAGCATCCCAAAATTGCCGGGGTCAATTGTTCCGATCTCCTGCCACTGACGCTTAAACTCCTCGCTGTTGATCTCAAGCTCAGATAAGACACGCCCGTAGTTGGCAAGCTCGTCCACGGGATAGTCACAGAGCCATGCGAGAAATTCTTTCACGCTCCCCTGCGCGCTCGATAACTGATAGAGCCCGTAACTTACTCCGCCGAGGTCTCCGTCCCCGGACGACACGCGCGCAGGATCGCCGCTGCTCTCGTACTTACGCGCAAGCACTGAGATTTTCTTGATGTCGTTCTGATCCAGTTCCTGACGCATCCGTGCGACTTCCTCCTCATGCTGATCGTCGCTCGATGGTGGATTTTTGGACGGTGCTCCGTAGCGGTAGTAGTTCGCTTTCCCTGTGATCGTGCCGTCATCGAGGAGTGATTGCAGGTTCGCGCCGGGGCACTCTGTCGGCATCAGTTCTCCGTGGCCGACGATGTGCGCGCGGTCAATCGGAATGTCGTATTCCTCGCAGAGATTCGCGATGAGCATCGCCGTTCGCTCGATCTGTGCCGCCGTCGGCTGTGCGCTCGAAAAATCGCCGGACAGGTGGATTCCGACTGTGTGCGCATTGTCTCCTTGTGCGTGTGCCCCGATTGCCCAGACGGGACGGCCACGCTCGATCGTCCCGTCTTTGCGGACGACGAAGTGGTAGCCGATCCCCGACCATCCCTGATTTTGATGCCACTCGTGGATTTGCTCTGCAGATGCGTCGATGTCTGCCTGTCCCGTGTGGTGGATGACGATCATGTTTGTTTTCGTCCGTTTCGACAGTTCCCCGAAATTCAGATCCGTCTCCTTGATGTTGACTCTTTCCACGTTCTTCTCCTTTCACGATTCCGCCGGATGGCGGTGTTATTTGCTGAGAGCAACGCCGCCCAGAATAACGGCGATGATCTGCCATGCGGTGATCTTATTGTTCAGCCGTTTTTCCCGGCGGGCGTGCTCCTGCTCGTTTTTCTGGAATTCAAGGCGCGTATTTTGCAAGGATTCGTTCGCTCTCTGCAATGCGCTCGCGGCATTCTCGGATTCGCTCCCCAGTCCCGTCAAGCGTTCTTTCAGCTGTGCGATTTCGCTCCTCTGCGCGGTCAACGTGCTCGATAGCTGCACGGCTTCGTTTTGCGAGATCGTCAGTGCCTCTTGCGATGCTCTCAGCTGTTCTTTCAGCGTTGCCGATTGCTCCCGCAGCACTCTCACTTGCTCCTCGGATGCGGTCAACTCCTTCCGCGCCTCGCTCAGTGCCTTGTTCGATTCGGTCAAGGCTGCGCGTGCTTTCTCCAAGGCCTGTGCGGATTCGTTCAATGCTCGCTCCTGCATCGCGCTGTTCTCTTTCAGTCGCGTCAAGTCCACGCTCGACATTGACACTGCCGCCTCCTGCTGGTTCTCGGTCGCCGAGCAGATACCACAGCCCGGCGATGCCAAGAACAGCAAGCATAAGCACACCAATGAGCACATAGTTTTTCTTGTCATACATCACCCCTCCCTCCTCTATTTTTCTGCACCATCGCCGCGCTTTTCTCATCCTTTTCCTTTGCGATCTGTTCGAGGGTCTCGGTCAGTCGCTTTGGAATGGGCGCGCCCGCATTTCCTGCGTTCTCAATGATGCTCAGTCCTTCGTTTCCGATGTAGAACCACACGATCATCGTATGCACGGCGGATGTCCCCATCGCCGTGTCGATGTAATGCGCCAGTGCCACGATACACAGAATTGACACTTTGCGGACGATGCCCAGCGCCCCCACACGGCTGCTCGGGCCTTTTTTGCTGTCTGGGTGCTTTCTCTTGTAGCGGTACGCGGCAAGGACGCCTGTCACATAGTCGATGGCCATCGCTACAACGAGTGCCTCAACGAGGCTGTTCCACCCAAGCAAATACCCTGTAATTCCGCCCGCGACGGAACACCCTGCCCCCCATATCGCCTGCATTTCCGTTGGGATCATCCCTTTCAAAAAAATCATTACATCCTGCATATTGCCCTCCCTTAAAAGCGCACCTGATACATCAGCACGCCCGCGCAGTCGGCAGCGAAGTCCTTGCCGTCCCAGTGGCCGTCTGACCACTCCTTGAGAGCGCCGATGGCAAGCGTCGTCGTCGCCGCCCAAAAGCTATTCATCCCTGCGTTGCGTTTGAGCTGATCGCAGATGAGATAGCTGACTCCTGCGTGTGCGATGCGGTCAACTCCTACGCTGTCAACGAGTCGGTGCTGCGCCCCGCAAGGCACAGGTGCGAAGATCAATGCGGCAACGAGTGCCGCCAAAAAGATACGTTTCATTATTCAGCCTCCTAGAATACAATTCCCATCGCCGCCGCGCGGGCGGCGATGGTCTCTTTGAGCTGCGGCACATCGGCATGGAGTGATCGCCCGTGCCACGATGACAAGACGCGCCGAATCTCCTCCTGCGTTCTGTTCCCCGCCGCATAGTCCCGTTCAAAACGGCACATCATCCGCTTGATGCGTTTGACGTATGCCTTGCGCAGGATTTTCCGATATGCCCAGATGCGATACCCAAGGAAATCAATTCCCTGCGACACCGGGAACACTGCCGTCTTGTGATTCAGCTCAAGTTCCAAACGATCTGCCAAGAACTCTGCGATACGCCGCCACGCATCATGTAGGTGCACCTTGTTATGATGGAGGATGACGAAATCATCCATATAGCGAACGTAGTATTTCATGCGCAGCTCTTCCTTGACGAAATGATCCAACTCGTTCAGATAGATGTTCCCGTATAGCTGACTCGGCAGGTTGCCGACAGGAATCCCGCGCGGGTCTGGATCGTTCGGGTCAGCCGTTGATGCCAAGATCACGTCCGTCAGCCATCGCGTATCCTTGCAGCGGATGCGGCGGAACAGGATTCCGCGCAGGATGCGATGGTTCACAGACTGGAAGTATTTCTTCACATCTCCTTTCAGGCAGTACATCTCCCCGTGGGTGTCGCGTGTTTTTCTTAGATATGCCTCTACTTGTCGTACACCTGCATCAACTCCTTTCCCAATACGGCACGCAAACGACGTGTCGATAAACTGCGCCTCAAAGATCGGCTCAAGTATGCCGTGGTAGCTCTGATGGACAACGCGATCGCGAAACGGCGCAGCGGCAATTAGCCGCGTTTTCGGGTCGTAGACATAAAACAGCCGATATTGTCCCTGCGTGTAGGTCTTTCCCTTTAGTTCACGTTCCAGTGCAAAAAGATTTTCTTCGAGGCGGTCGTTGAACGCCAACACTTCCGGCTTCATCCGTTTGTTCTTCTCTGCGCGCTTTGTTGCGCGGTAGAGGCTCTCGAAACTTGCGATGCCCGGGTCAAAAAGATGATTGTATGATTTCATAGCAAACGCCGAACGTTCGGCGTGATGCCTACCAGTCCGGCGTGCCCCTTTCTGTATTTCTCCCATCCACGGGATGAGAAGGATGCGTCCTCCTTTGTCTAACGTACTATCCGCAAACCCTATAAGTTTACGGCTCCTCACTACTAGACAGAGCAGCGCGAAAGCCGACGCTCGCGTTCCAATTCGACGGAGATTCGTTCAAGTTCAATGCCGCGCCGAGCTGTGCCCAACCGCCATTGTCCCAATTACCGCCGCGCAGGGCAGCACGCCTCGCACATTCAGGACGCCCCCTATATTTTATTTTTGTTGTAGTACGACGGTCTTGCGCCATCCACCGATCATGCGGCCGATCTCGTCCACCTTCGCACTCCAAACCTCGTATTTTTTGAACGGCAAATAGCCAAGCTCCACTGCAAGACGGATGAATGTGCGCAGGATGTCAAGCTGCACGTCCATATCTTGTAGGGTGGTTTTCTTGTAGTATTTGTGATTGCAGGAGATGATGAGCTTCAGCAGCTCGTACATGGCCGCCTTTGTCACTGCACCCATTCCGTACTTCTCGGAGCGCGGATATTGGTTCAGTGCTTGCAGGCCGTACTTGATCATGTCCTCGCATTTCTGCTTGATCTTGAGTTCTGTCATGATGTGTGGATAGCGCCCGCGCTATCGCGCGGGCGGTCAGATTCCAGTCGTCCAGATTACAGGGATTCAAGGGACAAAGCAGCGCGAAAGCCGACGCCCGCGTCCCAATGCGACGGAGATCCGGCCAAGGTCAACGCCGCGCCGAGCCGGGCCCAACCGCCATCGCCCCAATGACCGCCGCGCAGGGCAGCACGCTTTCCTTGCGTGCGAATCCAGAATCCGTCATGCCACTCCTCGGACTCCGTGTTGACACTGACGCTCGCAGGGAGCATGAGCGGCGCAAGGTCGATTTCGTTGCGCATCGTCATGAGCCGCCCTTGCTGATACGCGTCGTTATTAGATGCGTGATTCGCCATGAGCGACGTAATCTTTGCGATGCCGACGCCCTTGCCGTGCGATCCTGCCGCGCTGCCGTTCTGTGCACGCTCGACGGTCAGTGCGTTCGGTGTGACGGCAGTGACTTTGACCTGCTCGTTCTCGATCTGGAGGATGTCACCTGTCGCAAATCCGTTATTCCCCGGACCATTGATGAGACCCGTGTAGGAGATCGACGTGTCCGATGCGCTAATGCCGCTGGCGTTCCCGATGTACGCCGTGCAGGAGTCCGGCTTGATGCAGTAGTCCGTCAGCTGATAGACCACCGCATCGTTTGCGTGTACCGCCGCCGCGCTGCCTCTCTGTGCACGGGCGCACCCAGAGAGGATCGCTCTGCCGCTTCCCTGATAGTTGATGGCACTGTAGCTGATATACTCATCCTCTATCTTGATCATGCCGCTCGTCGGCCACGTCTCGCCGCTCTCCATCGTGTCAAGCGTGATCGTCGTGTCTTTGTCCGTGATGCCGTCGTTGTCATTGATACGGGCGCGCTTCTCGTGGGTGTAGATGCCGTTGTCGATGACGAAATCAAGCCACTCCCATGCGTTTCCGAGGATGTCATAGATCCCCTGTGCTGTGCCGTTGTGGCTCCACGATACCGGCCCCGTTCCCGTCAGTGCGCGGTTGTAAGTCGGATGCTCATTGGTAGCGTCCCGGATGCCGCGATTCTCCCACGTATCCGCGTCACGGTAGTCTCTACCCTGATTGTTATTGCCGCGAATATCATGTCCAAGGATCTTGATGAGGTATACGATTGTCGCGTACTCCTTCATTGTGACGAGATGGCAGGACTGCCCGTTGATCTTGCGGTTGGCACACGCCTTCTTCGCACTGTCAAAATTGATGCAGGTCCATACCGCCTTCCCCGGAAGTGACACAGGGACGTTGTTTGTGTCCCCGTCGTTGATGGTCGGGTTGTCTCCAATGCCGCGCGCGAACGGCGTCGCCTTTTTATGACTGCACTGGTACTTGTCGATGAAGAAGCCGCCAAGATTCATCGGCTGCGCGGGGAACTTGCCGCCCTCGAGCAGTCCTGCGGGGACGGTGAATTTCGGGATGAATACCATCTGCGTGATTGCGCCGTCATCCGTCAGAAAGTGGACTTCGCGCGTCTGCGCATTGATCTGCTCGCGCAAGGCTTTGAGGCTGAGATGTTTAATCATGGTTTTCCTCCTTCATCGGCAGGTCGTATGTGTGGAACGTGACGCCGCTGAGGTCAAGCGGGACTTCGACGGTCTTTGTCTTTTCCTGCCCCTTCTCGTCTTTCTCCCCTGTTGGGACTGTCTCTGTCTGCTTCGGCGGGATGTCCGCCTCGGCGAGCAGCCAGTAGTGGTCGCAGTGCTTGCAGGTCGAGAGGTCGCCGTTCTCCTCCATGTAGAGGCGGAACGTCTCGCCCTGATACTCCGTCAGGTCGTAGCTCTGCGCAGGGACGCGGATGCCGCTGGCGGTAAATGCCGCCACGCGCAGGATTGCGGGGTTCACCTTGTCAATCGCGATGGTGATTTTATTCTGCTCCATTGTGCTCCTCCTTAGTTCATGATCTGGTAGCGTGCGCCGCCCCGATAGCCGCCCGTATTGTAGACGGTAAACGCATTCGCAGCTCGGGAAATGTATACGTCTCCGAGATCGCCGCCCGTGTCCGCCGTCGCAGATACGTTGACGACGTAGTTCGTATTTCCAAGGTTGTGTGCGACGGTCTGTCCACGCGTGCCCGCGAAGGAGAAATCCCCCTGCGCTGTTGTACCCTCAAGCGCATTGATGCGATCTGCGAGCGATCCTTTGCCGCCGCGTGCCTGTCTGATCTCGTTTTCTGTGTCATCCATGTGCGTCTTCAGGTAGAGCGTACGATTCCCGAGCTGACGCGGCGCTATGTTGACGGGACCGCTCTCGCCGCCAAGCGCAGGATCGGTGACTTCGATCTGGTAGATTTCAGGCTCCCACTGCGCGTTCTCTTTCAGTTTTCCCATGATTGCCTCCTTTAGAAATAGATTTCCCAGTATCCTGTGATACTGATGTCATCCTCTTTGCCGATGATGCTCTTGCGCACGCGGCGTGAGAACATCACGTCATCGGCGAAGAAAAGCCCAAGCTCACGAATCAAAAGGCCGTTCGCGTCGGCATTCCCGAGTGTGAAGTTGAATCGCACCTTCGTTCCTGCGTATTCCGTGGACTGCACATGGATAAGAACGGCATCCGTCAGCCCTGTATCCGTGTCGCTTGCGGGTGCGCTTCCAGAGCCTACGCCGACTTTCGTGATGCGACCCGCGTAGTCTCCTCCCAAGAGACGCGCCAGTTTCTCGCGTCCCGATGTGACGATGAGATTGTGATCGGTCTCCTCGAATAGGAGCTTCCCGTTTTTGTAGACGGCAAGGTGTACCGCGCCGCGCAACGGGGCGAGTGTATCTTGCTCTTTGATTGTTGTCATAAGCACTTCCTCCTCATGCTGTGTATCTGTACTGCTCAAAAGTCTCACCTCCCCTCTCGAAGCGAACTGAGCCATCCATTTCAAACGCTCCGCCGAAACGATTCCGCGCAGTGCGGCGAACGGTGAAGAATCGCCCGCCATCGAGCCGCCATGCGCCGTCCATAAAGGATGCGTTGCCCGCGTCGAAATTCCACGATCCGTTGAAAACACGCCCGACGGTCACGGTCAATCCGCATTTCTCGTCTTGGACGGTCATACGATCCTCAAGTTTCGTGAGTGTCGCAGAGAGGCTCGTCTGTTCATCCGCATCCTCGTCGCTGTCAAAACGCGCATCGGAGAGTGGTACATTAAAATCTCGCCCGCCGTCAAGCTGCCATGCGCCGTCAAACACCGCCGCAAGAGGCGTGATGTCCGGCGCGCCGGATGCTCCGTCGAAGATGTGCGTGCTGTCAAAACGCCATGCGCCATCGAGCGGCGCAGCCCTGCCGAACGCCCACCGTCCATCGAAGCGGCGCAGGTGCACGAACGGATAAATCTCCGTCGTCTCGATTTGCGGCGCGATCTGCGCCGCGTCCATCGCCTGCTCTGTGTCGGCGAGTGTGAGCGCCGCCATCGTTTCGAGCACCGCATCCTGTGCGTGCTCATTCGGACCGAACATCCACGACCCGTCGAATCGCCGCCCGTCGAACTGGAATGTTACGCTGTGCTCGTCTACGACGGACAACTCCTGCGTAAGATGCAGTGCATCTGTCTCAAGCGAGTTAAACAGGATTTTCCGCGACGCCGAATTGAGGTTGAAGTCATGCTGTCCATCGAACTGCCACATCCCGTCGAAGATCCTGCCCTGTGTGATCGCATCCTCGTCGCCCGGCGGCGTGCCGTCGAATTGCCACGAACCGTCGAATACGCGTCCGCCGTCAAGGTGCAACGGTGCTGTGAAGCACCATGAGCCGTCAAAAAAGCGCCCCCGCCACGGGTAACGCTCAATCATTGTTTTATGTACTTCGATGGCGTGCGTGTCCTCTGCTTTTTCCTCATCCTGTAGATGCAGAATGAATTCGATGGTCTCAAGCCATGAGCGCGTATTCTTCGCCGCGTTGATTGCACGGCGCATCCGCTTCAACACTTCCTGATCGGTCGTCACATCCTCCGTGACGACCTTAAAGTGATATGGCTTTCCGCCATATTCAAACCATTCCTGCACATGTGACGTATCAAACACAGCGGAAACGACCTGCTCCACTGCTGCGGGCGTGCCTTTTATTCTGTGCCAAGCGATGGAGTTCTTGATGAGCCTGCGCTTTGTATCTATGTCCATCCCGACAGGCTCATAAAAATCGACGTGCCACTGCCATGCAAGAAGGTCGATAACCTCCTCCGAGAGTTCGTCAAGGCGTGGCAGGAGCAGGGCATTCCTTGTCACCGCCGTGATTTTTTGCAGCTCATCATCAAGTGCCCGCGCCGCCGCATAGATCTGTTTGTCGGCGAGGAGATTCGGCGGCAAAATATCAATGAGCGAAACGCTTTGCAGGTCTTTACTCATCTTCCAACCCTCCGAATGTCACCTTGACATGGTCAGCGATGGCGACTTGATTCTTTTCGGTCTTTGTGAATACCGGGGATTTGATCTCTGCCCGTTTCACGCCCACCGTACGTAGTCGATAATAAAGCTCGGTCGGGTTGATGTCCCGTCCGAGCTTCTCTTTCTGCCATGCGACAAATTCCTGTACGGCGTTTTCCGCGCGGGACTGTATCGCTGACGCTTCCGTTGCATTACTGCGGTCGATGTAGTAGACGGCATCCACGTCATACTTGACGCTCTCTGGTGCTTTTACGCTCACCTTGTCCGTCAAAGGGCGGATTCTGCGGTCATTTAGCTTCTCGCGTACAAGCGTCAAAACTTCCTCGCCCGGGATAACACCTCCCTTGAGGAGCGGATATACAACGACTTCTCCCGGTGCGGGACTGTCCGGATACACATCCGCGATGAGCGCGGATGCCGCCTTTGCGTGATACTCATAGGCAAGTGTCGGCCCCGCTGTGGAAAACTTCTCCGGGGCTTCGTGGATACGCTCGCGATAGGCATCATCGTCCTCCACGTCTGCACCGCCCTCGCTCTTGGTCGTGTTCTCCGCCGATGCCCAAAATGGCACAGGATCAACGATTCTGCTGATCTCTCCCGGTAAATATCCATTTCCCCGCTCCCCGTTTTCGGTGCAAGTTGCCGATGCCATGACGTATAACTCGCCCGCCGGGATGATGGCGTTCTCATTGAGCGCAAAATAGATATTATCCCCCGCCGTAACCCGCGCCCCTTTGGGGATGATGACTGCCTGCTCTCGTACTGCCGAAAGCGTGAGTTTCATCGTTGTCGCTGCGGGGCTTGCAGGTAGGCGTTCCGTCCCGACGAGTGCGCCGATATGGTCGAGATAGCTGCCCTTCGCGCACGCAAGCAGGTTCATCTTCGCCATCTGGTCAAACAAAAGGCGCTGCTGAATCAGCAGCGCCTCAACTCCAAGAAGGAATAATCGCAGGGGATCGGCTCGTGCGAGTTTCCGTTCAAGCAGTCCCTCCACGATATCCAATATGTGGATCTCCATCTCCTCTGGATTTGCATCCACGAATTTCAGATTCTCTAAATTCTTGAGTCCCATATTTTCACCTCCCTGCGCTATTCATTGATCTGTACTTTTATCTTCGGGGTCAGTTGCCCGCTCTCATCGCCGTCAAAGTTGATGGACTCGATGACCGCGCGCGGCTCATATCGACGCACCGCGTTAAATATCTCATTTGATAGGTGTGCCTTTGCGACGTTGACGGGGCGGTCGATGACTGCACCATCAATTCCGAATTCGCGATCCATTGGTACGGAATATTTGACGGTCGAGATAATCATGCGGACGTTTTGCAGAACTTCCTCGGCGAGCGTCACAGGGGCAAGATTGAGCGGCGGCATTTCTCCGCCGTTGATCTCGTATGTCATATCACAGCCCTCCGAAAACGGCGCTCGCGATGTTGTACGCTTTCCCGTATTTATTCACGAGGCTCTTCTCTTCTTTGTAGTTGCTGTCATCGTATTCCGTGATGGTGAGCGATGGCGTGCATTGGAGCAGTCGCCCGTCCGCCGTCCAGTAATGTCCCGCCTCCTTGATACTGTCCAACCGCCAATAGCATTGTGAGACTGGCTTTCCTCCAATGATGAGCGGGAACACCGCGCCCGTATCGCGCATCTTACGCAATTTTTCAAGTTGCTTTGCGACATCGATGTTATGCGCTGCATCAAGAATGATGCTGAATGTCAGCTTTTCAAGTCCGGGGCCTCCAAACTGACTGACGGGCTTTCGCATGAGCAGTTCATGTTCCGTCCACCGTGCCGCACTCTCGCGTTCATAGTCCATCGGCGTGAGCATATAATTCGGCGAAACTACAAATACAATATCGCCCATATAGCCGATATACACAGGCAGTCACCTCCTCCCCTCGTCGGCGAGTTTATCCACCGATGAATACGTTTCCACTTCCCACTGCGACGCTCCCGCCACAGGACACAGGATCGCCGATTCGTCCCGCTGCGCGTCCGTTGATGTACACTGTCCCGCTTCCGGCGGCGATGTTGCCGCTGTGCGGCGGGTGTACGGGGCATCCATGCGCCGGATAACTGTCACCGACACGTCCTGCTCCCTTTCCGTTGATGTATACGTCGCCGCTGTGGGATGCGAGTCCACGCGGAGGGCAAGCGTCATGCCCTGTGTCGTTGTCTCCCTGTCTTGTTGCTGCTGGCATTTCTATTCCTCCTAGTTCAGATCAATGCGCGGGGCGGTGAGTTTCAGCGACTTTGACGCATGAATCTCTATTGCACCGTTATTATTCCTGATGTAGCTTCCGTCCTTGTAGTGGATGCTGCGCACATTCGGATCGCTCTCAACGGGCGCATCAGTCTCACTATAAAACGCGCCGATGACGAATCCCTCGCCGGGGCCTTTCCCTGACGTATTCGGCAAAAGTACGCATAGGACTTGCTCGTCAATCGCAGGCATCCAATAATCCTTAGTGTCCTTCGTGCACCTGCTCATAACGGCGAGTTCGGCAGTCGTGCGGTCGTCCTTGTCGGGGCGGCGTACGATGACCGTTCCCGGTGTGCTGCCATAGGATGACACCTGACCAATGAAAATGCACTCTGAGAGCGGCACGCCGCCCGAATTAGTAGCCATCCAGACACCTCCTTATATCAACGCTCGTCGTGTAGGACGTTGTGACGCTGTGCGACACTTTCGTTACAAGATACTTCCCGTCAAACTTCCCAAAATTCTTGAGCAGGAGCGTCGTCCCCGCCGCGAAATTCGTATTTCCGATGGTCGCAAAACTGCCCGTCACTTCCTCCTTGTTCGCCTCGCGCAGCTTTTTCTTTGCGAGGCGCTCGGCTTCGGCAGTGTCCTCCACCTGTTCACGCACAAAAAGAACGCGCCCCTTCTCCTTTCCGGGGATGGTGAACGCGCCTTCGATGACCTCTTTTTTCTTACCCTTCTGGTACTTGACGTGACAGCTCCCATAGGTATCCCGCGTCTTTGCGCGCATATTGTAGGAGAGTAGCCAACGTAGCGGCATTGTCTTGTCATCGAGTTCTGCTTTTACGCCGGGCTTATATACGGTGATGATCGGCTCTTGCGCCTCATATTTCTCATCATCGAAAATGACGATCTGCTCCACCATAATCTTGAGGCTCATGCCGTTGTTCTTGCAGATTTCCAGAAGAAACTCCAAGTCCGACTTATCCGCCTGCTCCACATGGTCAAGATTCGGATTTTCTGCACAGTCCCAAATGAGTGAAATATTGTTCCGCTCGCATATATCAGAGGCGCATTTCCAGACGGATATTTTCTCCCATGTCTGATTGCGCCGCGTGCCGCGCAGGGAAGATTCGCCGACGACCGAAACGCCCTTGATCTGTACTGTAGAGGGGAATCCGACAATCTCCACTTCGTCGATCTCGAATTTTCCTGCGTGGAAAACTGCCTCGCCGTCCTTCAAGGTGATGCGGTTGTAGGTGTGGATGGTGATGTCGAGCATATTGCCCTCGCCCTCGGGAAACCAATCCTCCATCCAAAGCTGCGCCCGATCCTCAAGCGTGATCGTTACATCGTCCGCCGCATCGGATAGATTGTCCGTGTAGGACATGGATATGAGGTATTTGCTCACATCCTCTGAAATGTCCTTTTCCTCCGTCTCGCCCGCTGGAGTGTACTTGATTTCAAGCCACGCGCGGCGCGATAGATCTGACCCGCTCGGCAGTTCTTTCAGCCAATCATCCAGTGGATTCTTATATTCCGCCATCGTCTATTTCCTCCACGGCGGTAGGATGTGTGATGCCTCTGGCGCGATGGTCGGACAAATTACCTGCACGCCCGACGGGAATATGGCGATATTCGCAAGGTCACTGTTTGCTTCAATCAGCTGCACTATCGCGGATTCCTTGCCGTACACCTTGTAGGAAATCATGTCCCATGTGTCGCCCTGTATGCTTGTGTAGGTATCAGGCATAGGAAAGCCTCCTCTCATGCGCGTCCTGCCTCTTGAGGAGCGTCGGGAGCATAGCGATAAGTTCCTGTTTTTGTCGCTCAAGTTCCGAGCGCAGCTGCTCCACAACGCCCGCATCTGCCGTTCCGTCAATATGGATGGTTGGGTTGAAGGTGATGTTCACTCCGCCGCTCGGCGACGGCATTGCCGCAATGGTCGGGCTCTGCATTGGAGGCGGTGCTTGCATCTGCAATATTGGTGCGGATGCCTCCAACTGGGGCGCGGCATTCTGTATGGTTTGGGTGATCGGCGGTACAAGACTCAGCATCGGCGACTGTGTCTTTGCCGTATGCTCTTGCATCTCCGTCGCCTTCTGTGTGGCTTCCTGTGCGACTCTCGGCAGCGGCGGCACAAGCGTCAGCATCGGCGGCGGCGCTTGCGCCGTGCTCTCCTGTATTTCCGTTGCCTGTGGTATGATCTCTGCTGTTTCTTTTGGCAATAGGCCCATCATCTCGCCCGTCTGCCTCCATAGGCTTGCCGCCCGTGCGCTTCCGTTGATTGGGATTGCCGCCTCAGGCGAATTCTCCGCGAAAGTTGTCAGGAACGCCCCTTTTTTATAAATTCCGCCGATGGCGTTTTCAGAAATATCAACGCCTGCCGCATCCGATGCAGCGCTGTCTCCGCCTCGAATAAAATTGACAACAGCGTCGATCGGATGTGATAGTACCTCGCGCAAGGCTTCCCATTTTTCCTGTGCCCATGTGATTCCCTCTCCAAGTTTCGACTGCAAGAAGGAAACGAATTGCCCGATCGCTGCGCTAGGGTTTTCCCAAAGTAGAGAGAACCATTCCTTCACGGTCTCCCAGTTTGCAATAATCCCCGCAACGCAGTAAATCAGCATTCCAATTGGCCCTGTGATAAATGCAATCACGGCGGCGGCGGGGCTTTCCCATACGCTTGCACAAAACTCCTGCACTTCTTCAAAGTGCGTGTATAGAACGTATAGGATTCCGATGAGTGCTGCGATTGCGATAATGACGATGCCGATTGGATTTGCCGTCATTGCGGCGTTCCATGCCCACTGCGCCGCCGTTGCTATTTTCGTTGCAAGCTGAAGTCCTTTGACAAACTCGGCGGCAAGTTGGAAGGACGCATAGGCAAGTGCTGCGCCTTGTACGATCAATGTCATTCCTGCGATTGTGACGATAAGGGCAGCGATCCCCGCCGCCACTCCTGCAATGATTACCACTAACTCCTCGTTTCTCGACGCCCACTCAGCAATCGACGTGAGAACTGGTGCAATGCTCGCGAACACCTGACCGACGGCAGGAAGGAGGGCGCTCCCAATCGTGACAGCTACAGCATCCAGCGTGTTTTTTGCAAGCTGGATCTGATTTTCTGTTGTCTGACTGCGTGCCGCGTATTCCTGCTCCATAGACCCTGCATACTTTGTCGCGTCTGCGACTTTGTCAAAATTCTCCTGCAGGTTTTCGAGATTGCCAAGGAGCGGTGCAATTGCGCCGATGGATTCTTTTCCAAAGAGATCCTGCAACGTCGCCGCTTGCTTATCTGCGTCGAGGGCTTGGATCGCTTTCATCACGTCGATGATCGCCCCCTTTGCGTCTACTTGCATCCTGCTCGCCACATCCTCTGCGGTCATTCCAAGTGAGGCGAACGCAGCGGCCTGTGTTTTCGTCGCGCCCGCTCCTGCGCTCATTCCGAGGATGAGGTTCTTGATTCCTGTTGCAGCAATCTCTGACGATGTTCCCGTTCCGACAATGGATGCGCCGAGTGCGGCGATTTCGCCGGAGGCAACGCCGCCGACTTCGCCGAGTGGGCCGATGCGGGTCACAACCTCCGAGATGAGCGGCGCAGATGCCGCCGTCGTGTTTCCGAGGTAGTTGACTTTATCTGCGAGAGCAACGACCTCCTCTTGATTCATTTTGAACGCCGTGCGCCATTTCGCCATCATATCGCCCGCCTGATCGGCTGTGATATCAAAGGCAATGCCCATCTTCGTCGCTGACTCTGCAAAGGAAAGCAGATCCTCTCGTGCGATGCCGGACTGGCCGCCCGCCGCGACGATCTGTGCAATTCCCTCCGCCGCCATCGGCAGCTCTGTCGATAGCTTGAGGATATCGCCCGACATCGCCTTGAATTGCTCCGGCGTGTCAAAGTCTACGACTTTCTTCACGTCCGCCATTACGGACTCAAACTGGATTGCCTCATGCGTCGCTTCGATGAGCGGCGCAGCGATTGCTCCTGCCATAAGCGTAGCCTCGAGGAAGTTCCCTTTTGCCGCGCTGAATTTATCGCTTGCGCCTTGACGTTTCTCGCGCAGCCCCGCCATTCTCTCGCGGTGAGCGATTGCCTCTTTCTCTTTTGCAATGGTCTTTTCAAGGGCTTCTTGCGCGGTGCGCTGACTCTCCGCGAAGTTCTTCGTCGATATTCCGGCTTCAGAAAGTGATGATCGCACGCCTTGAAGTGTGGCCTGCTGATTTGCCAGCGTATCTTTCAGCTTCGCCGCTTTGTTTTTTGCCTCCTCAAAGTCACTGCCCAGTGCCTTTGTCCGCTCTTCGCTTTCTCTATACGCGGCGCTCAGGCTCTTGATTTCCGCTTTCGCCGCTTTGTATGTTGCAGGTGTGAGTGTCCCCTTCATGCGCTCGAGGCTTTCCTTTGCCTGATCGACACGCGCCTTGAGTGCCGCCGTCTCCTGCTCGGATGCCTTGAATTGACTCGCGAGCGCCGACGCGCGGGCGCGCGCCTCGGTAAGGCTGTTTGAATTGTCTTGAATGGCGCGCTTGAGGGTCATGAACTGCGCCGACTTTGCGCCGATATTCGCAAGCTCGCTTTCATATCCGCGAAGTGCCGCCGTTCCTTTATCCATCTGAGCGTTTACTGCGTTCGCCGTCTGTGCGACGTTCTGGATTGACTGCGCCGCTTTTGCAATCCCCGCCGCAATACTGCTGTCTATTGTTGCCTTGAGCGCGATGGCAAGCGCGAATGTTTTTCCAGTTGACAAAGTATCACCTCCCGTTTATGCTAAAGATGCCGATATTCCTAGATTTTATTGAATGGAGGGCGCAACGATGACCGTATTTCTTGCGATTCTTCTCGTAGTTATCCCCGTCCTGTTCTTCTTGATGTTCGCGACAAACGCCATCGCCTTTATTGTCAGCGGGTGTGCGGATCTCCTCGAATGGTTCTATGATCGTTTTTATCGCGGCAAATCAGATGCGCCGCTTCCTGCTTCTCAAAATCTCGCCCGCTATCTTCCATAATTCCATAGAGCCGCCCGCAAGGCGGCTATTTTTTATTTACGGCCTTCTTTGCCGCCTCATTTTCAATGTCGATCTCTGCGTTCATGATTTTCATCCAACAGCCAAATTCCCCCGTCGGCATTTCAAGGAACACGCCGATGGGGGAATTGCTGTATTTTGCCATGCGCAGAGCAGAGCGCCGGAGGTTTTCCCCTAGCGCGATCCCATTAAAAAATTCTGTACCTTGAGGCATACGGCCGTGAAGTCCGCGCCCGAGAGTTCCAGAATCTCATCATATTTCACTTTTGCCGCCGCTGCTGCAACACGTGCCTGATACGACTGCGAGAGTGCCATAACGCTAATCAGAGGATCATCCTTCTTCGCTTCCTTCTCGCACTTTAGGAGGATGTATCCTGTCACGCGGTCGAAGTCAAGGTGAATCTCATCCGATCCATTGCGCATCGGCTTCTTGAGGTGGATCACGTTCGCCTCGTCAATAGGTTCAGCGTCGTATACCTCAACGCTCTCCGCTTCCGTCGTCGCTGTGATGTCCAACTCGTTCTTTTTGTCGTCTGCCATTGTCGTGTCCTCCTCAGTTCATGCCGATGTTCTTGCGGATGGGAGCGAGGATGTCAACCCCGTCGATAACGGCCTTGTAACCGTACTTGTCAATCTCCGCGAGTGTCTCGCCGCCATACTCGAGCTTTAAGTAGTGCACTTCGATCGTTGTGCTGCTCCCCGACGTGTTTCCCGCCTCGATGTTTCCGGCAGAGTAGTTCTTGGCGCGCCCGCGCACAACCACGCGATAGCGGTCATGTGTGTACTCTTCCGCGCCGGAGTCAAATCCCTGCACATCAGAATATGCCTCGAACTTGATTGCCTTGCCGCCATGATAGCGCATGGCCGTTTTTGTCGGCACTTGCCAGTTTACCTTGACTTCGAGGCTTTCAAAGTGCCCGTGAATCGGCGCAGAGATCGTTCCTGCAATGCCGATGCCCTTCACGTCCGTCGTCATGGACGAAAGGTCAGGAAGGTCTATACTGGATGCGCTGATACAGTCATCGTTTCCGTCGATGTAGCAGCGTATATCGTTGATTACTTCTGGAATGGTCATCTATTTTGCCTCCTTTCTCAGCCAAAGAGCGCCTTGAAGTTATTGACATCGTACTCGAGAATGTCGTTGATCTCCTGTGCCGGGACGGGCGGCGTGATGTAGCTGTGTACACGAATAATCCCTTGCAGGAGATCGGTCGTCGGATTCTCCTCTTCGAGAAATTTCACATCTGCACCAAGCAGGAAGCCACGCGATACCAATCCGTTCAGCCGGATTTTCTCAGAGTCGATGATCGTCCGAATAAGACGCGGCATGAGTGGACGATCAACCGTCTGCCAATAGGTCAGGATGAATGTCTGGTACTGCCAGTCGAACATGCGGCGAACGCAGATGAACGTGTCCTTCACGTCCGTTGCGGACGGGTATGCTCCCGTGTAGTTCCCCCAGCTCTTCCATCCGCCGCTGAAATTGAGCGCTGTCATAACGCCCTGACTGTTGAGGAGATTTGCCTGATCAAGCGAGAGCGCGACTTCCGTGCCGTCCTTGAGGCAGATCCCCGTCGCCTGCATGGAGAGGTTTGACGGACTCTGATACGGCACATCCGCATTCGCCGCATCCATGACGCCTATGATTCCTAGGATATGCGTTGACATGCGGAATACCATATCACCGCTGCGCACGCACGGCCAGCATACGACCTGATTCACACCCGTATAGCTGTTCTTGTTCTTCCACTCGTTCACGTCAGAGTAGTGTTTCACTGCGCCCGTGTCCACGTCGGTCAGGCAGATGCAGCGGAAAAGTCCCGAGATGTTCATTGCCTTCGCCTTCATGACAGCAGCAACGCTCGGATGATCGGACCACCCCGGCGCGGCAACGATGCCCGGAACGAGCGAAAAGAGCGTATAGATGGAGTCGAGCCACTCAAGCCCTGCCGTCCCCGTCTTGCTTGCGCCGCCGATGATGTCCGCATCCTTGACTTTCGACGGGTCAATCTTCGTGTACTCAAGATAGAGTTTGTCAGCGTTCTTGAGCGCGCCTGTCGTCATGATAGAGATAATGAGCCGCCCATCATCGTCATACGCCGCCGTATAATCCGTGAGATTCTTTGCGGGTTCCGCTGCTGCCGAAGCTCTGACCTTGAGGGAATCCAGCAGGACAGGCTCATCGAGTGTGACGCGCCCTTCTGTGATGGTATGGCTGTCATTATCCTTGATCTCCGCCTTGTGCTTCTTCGGGTCAAGTACATTGACAAAGATAATCGGCTTGACACCGTAGAGTTTGAACTGCGAATACATCACCTCGGAAATGGTGTATTCGTCCCAGTTGTTTGAATATCCGAGTGCCGCGACTGCCTCATTCCAGCTGTAGCAGATGACCGGGCGATTAACGTTCTTGGTGGGATCGTCCGTCAGATGGACGGGGGCTGTCCCGAATACGACGGGCAGTCCTGCCGTTGTGCTTGCGGGTGTCAGAATGGAAGTTGGTACTTCCTTCACCCGTGCGCCGTGAAAAAATGCCATAATTCTTTACCGCCTTTCCTGTTCCTCATGCTCCTGCACGGCTTTCTGGTACAGGACATTGAGGAATGATCCCGTCTCCCCGACTTCTGCGCGTGCCGCATCGAGGTTTTCTGGGGAAACAAAAAGCGGAGCATGAATCGGATCGTCTTTGAACGCCTCCGGGATTCCCTCCGCAAAAACCTTATACGTTGAAAGATCACTTCCTCGAAAACTCGGGCCGACATAGATCATCGGCTGCGCGACCGTCTCGATGAGAGTTTCCTTCTCCTTCTTTTTCGGCGGCGTTTTCTGCTCCGCCGTCTCTGTCTCCTTCATGTGTCCTCCTTTCACATCCTGCCAAGGATGTCGTTGCGTATGTTCTTGACGATGGGAAGGATGACATCAAAGTCGATGCGCCCCCAGTATTTCGGGTAGGGCTGCTCATCGGGAATGCTCGTCTCAAGTCCCCCGTCTGCAATCATCCATCGGTTCTTGATCGGGTTCTTTGCGAGCAGGGAAAAGCGCAGGAACTCCAAGATGTGATAGAGGCTTTCTGCGCCGCCCTTCTCATCCTCCGGGCATACAACGACATAGACCGCCATACTCGCGAGGCGTTTTTTCTCCTCATCCTTCACTTTGTGTGGACGGATGACGATGTGTGGGCATTGCTCCTTCTTCATCGTTCGCACATCGGCAATCGGTAGAAATCCCGCATGGGCTTCTCCTGTGCCTGACTTTTCGTCATAGCGCGCAATCTCATCGCGCAAAAAATCCGCGATTTCCTCTGCGCATCGCCACGGAGTCATGTGTTCCCTCCCGTCCGTCGTTCAAGTTCATGAATGATTCGCTCTTCGTACTTCTCCGCCATAGCATCCATCGTCGTCTCGATCACGCTGTCCTCATCGAACATCTGCGGGACGGATGGTCCATAGATACCTTTGAGTGGATAGCGTTCCGCCCCCTCGCGCATGAGCGGGGCATCTCCGTGCATAAAAGAGCGCGGGACAACTCCGCCGCTGTCCTGCTTGATGGATACGAAAACGCCGTCCTTGCGCCGCCGCGTCCCACGAAAGTTCTTGACTGGTTCTGTGCCGCCCTCAATGCGTATGACGGTATCAAGTGGGCTTGGATTCTCTACTTTCATGCGCGATTTCGCAACGCCTGACTTGATGGTGTAGACTTCGCGCATTTTCTTTGCGCCTACGGTCATGCCATGACGCGCTGCGCGTTTCCCCGATGCACCGAGTGCAGCGTGCAGTTCGCGCCCTGAGAGCGATGAGAGTGCCTGTCTGATTTTCTCTGCGTCGTCCTTCGACACGTCCACTTTTATCATCGCGGCATTCCTCCTCCCGTCAGCTGTCATGCCCCTTGAGTACGATGGATAGAAGCCCCGCCTCATGCGTGCACGAATCCACAAGCATAACTTCTCCATCAAGATTAAACCGCATCCCCTCCACGGGGATCTCTGGGAGTAGACGCGACTCAACGTGTACAGTCACGCCAACGCCGTGAATACCTTCGTACGCGTCATACGTCGCGCCGCGCAGGTATTTCTCCTCGGTGCGCGGTTTTTCTACAACGCACAGGCAGACTGTCCCGTTGAGGTCATGCTCCTTCGCGAATTCGTCTGCATCAAAAAACACGCCCCTCAGATCCTCGGCGAGATCCTCCTTGAACGTGTTCATTTTTTCTTACCTCTACTCTTCTCTTTTGCGGGTTCTCCGTCCGTCTGGACGGCGGCGGCAGGATCAAAGGCGGGGATTCCGCCCACGCCGTCCTCGCTGTCCGAATCGGACACATCATCCGATGCACCGCCATCGCCCACATCGCCATCATCGTTGTCGGTGCCATCGGCATCCTCGGCCTCATCTCCGTGGTAGATTTCGAGCGTGCCGCCCGAGTTAGCGACGAGCCGATTTGCCGTCTTGGTATCCTCAATCTCTACCACGTCGCCCGCCTTGTAAATCTCGCCGTTATGTGACAGACAAAAACGCTTGACGATAATCTTCATCGTGCTCACCCCTTCGTCTTAATCAGTGCCCAGTCATCCGCCCACTCTGGCGCAAGGAGAAAGCGGCTATACATGGTGAGAGAAATGACTTGCGTGTCCTTATTGCCGCTGTAGTACGGAACGTACTGCCCGATGAAAGTGTTGTATTTCGTACCTTCATCGTTGAGGAGCGTGACCGCGCCATGCAGCTGACGACCGCGCCCTGGAACGGCGATGATTACGTCATTATCGCCGAGGAACGGCTTCACTGTGCCGTCATCGTCTGTGTACGTCTCCGTGTAGCTATACATTTCGAGATTCAGCGACTGCAAAATCCCGATGCGGCGAATCTGCGGACTCGTGAAGCGCGGCGCAAGGGAGAGCATCGCAATATTCTCACGGTTCGGAATGGCAAGCCACTCGCGCATCTGCGTGTTCTTGATGATATAGTCCTCGACGTTCTTGCCGCAGAGCATGAGCGTTGGGATGATCCCCGTGTTCTCCTGAATCATCATGGATGCGTTTCTGATGTCAGAGTAAATCGTCGCGGACGGATTGTCCCATGTCACACTCGGCGTGATCTTCTGTGTCCATCCGTCGAATTTCAGCACGTCGAGAACGTGCGTCTCGCCGTCGTCCGCATAGCCCTTGATCTCGCACTGTCCCGTCGTGAGGATGTCTGCCGCCATCTTGTTCTTGCGGTTGACGATCATGTTCTGCAGCTCCACAAAGTCCCGTGCCTGAATCTGCGCGGCGCGCTGCGCTGGGGTCATGGTGCTATATACCGTCTCACCGAAAGAGCGATGCATAACATCATCCGGCGAGAGCGTCCGGCGCGGGCCGACCATCGGCGGCGTGTAGGTATCAATCCACGACGTGTCGCGCTTCATGTTGATGCCCTTCGCGCCGCTCACGATGAACGGCGCAAGACGGCGGCCGCCCTTGCGGTACTCGGTCATGATGGTCGATGTCGTCGCCGTCGGCGGCACAATCGGATAAAATGTGTCAAGCAGAAAGCTCGCAGGAGGCTTGATGCGCTCCATCGCTGTCATCAGCGAAATTGTGTCATTGTAGTCAATCATCGGCATATTCAATTCCTCCTTACTTCAGCGACGAGAGGAAGATGCCCTTTGTGCGAAGTTCCTCCTCGTGCGCATTGACGGTGTCACCTGCGGCGGCAATCAGCTTCTCGCGGTTAAACCGCCCCGAAACGTAGACTGTCCCGACGGTATCGGCTTTTGTTGCATCGACATCGGACCGCAGGACGTAATCCGCCGCGCCATCCTTGACTGTCTGCTCCGCCTTGATCGCTCCCGTGCCGCCGTCCTTCTTTGCCGTGAGCAGCATCCCGCGTCGATAGGCTTTGCCCTGCTTCAATGTAACGTTTTTCGTCAGGATGGCGATCTCACTCCCTGCCAGCAGTTCATCATAGCCCGTCGCGTCTTTGATCGTCTCGTGATAACTCATGTCATTCCACTCCTCTCATCCGATTGGCATAGCTTGCAATATCAGCGATATTGCGCTCCTTCTCTGCCGCTTCGCCGCCATGCGACGGCTGCGGCGTCGGCAATACGCCGTCCGCATTAGATTCCTTACTGTCCTGCAGGATCGCGCGAATCGACGCAAGCATCTTCTCTTCGTGCTTCGTGTCCGTACCTGCGACGGGTGTATTTGCAGCGGCATCGACGTATGGCTTCACGCTCTCGACGGTTGCTCTGTTTGCCTTCGCCGCCTCAACGATGCCGTCAACAACAGGGTTTCCGTTTTTCAGTGCGTCAAGAGCCGCCATGCGTGCTCGCTCCTGTGCGATTGCCGCCGCGCGAACATCCTCCGCATTCTGCGTTGCCGTGTCCTGCGGGACTTCCTGCGGCTGTGCCTCCTTGTTCTCACCCGTCAAGAGATTCTTGATTGCTGCGAGAGCCTCGGTTGCTGCCATTCCCATAATGGTATCACTCCTTTTTTTCTTCTTTTCCGGCAAAATAGCCCGCAAGTCTGCCACATTCTCGAATCTGTCCAACTTGCAGGATACGGAATTGACGATCAGCAGATTATCCTCCCAACGGTTTTCGATTGGGATTTCATCCGTGATCTCATCTACAAATCCGTATTCCTTCGCCTTGTCGGCGGTCATCCACTCCTCCGCATCCATCTTGTGCTTGACTTGCACCTCAGAGAGGGCATTTCCGACGCGCCCCATGTAGACGTTGACGATGGTCTGCTTGACGGTCATGAGGCGGTCAGATACCTTTCCAAGCTGGACGGCATCGTAATAACCGAGCATCGCGGATTTCGGATTGTGGATCATGTAGATTGTATTGCTCGGCATGGTGACCGTTTCGCCCGCGCACGCAATCACCGTCGCGGCGCTCGCGCACATCCCGTCGATTTTGACGGTGACTTTGCCCGCGTACGCTTTCAGCTGATTGTAGATCGCCTGTGCCGCGAACACGTCACCGCCGGGGCTGTTCACGCGCACGGTCAGATCTTTCCCGTCGCACGCCGCCAGATCCTCGGCGAATTTCTTTGGTGTTACCTCATCGCCGTACCATGACGCATCCGAGATTTCGCCGTAAAGCAAAAGCTCCGCCTCACCGTCGGCGTTATTTTTGAATTTCCAAAACTCCTCCATCATCCTCACCTCCCTTCTGTTCGTCCTCGTTCTCTGTATCTTTCCCGGCGAGCACTTCGGGGGTTCCAAGTGTCAGTCCCTTGGACTCAATCATTTTCAGCTCCCATGCGAGCTGATCCAGATTCTCCTCGAAGTCTGTCCCTGTCATTTCCGCTGCCTCGCGCTCACGGGTCGAAAGCCCGTACTGCACACGCATCGCACTCCCCTTGATGTCCTTCACAGGGTCGAGAATCGACATAGTCGGCCCGTACCAATCCGCGCTCACCCACGCCGCGCGAATGGCAGGATCGTCGAAGAATCCCGGCGCGTCGATGCGCCCAACGGCGACCGCCTCCGCAAGCCACGTTTCATAGACGGGCTGGCAGAAATCACGCGCGAACCACGTACGGCGCAGTTTGAACTCCTCCCACGCCTGCAGCATCGCCGCGCGGGATGCGCTGTACGAACTCGTGAAGTTCTTCATGAGAACTTCATACGGAATATTGATTGCCGCGCCGATGTGCTTGATGAGCTGTGTCACGAACGGATCGAATGTGCTCATGCTCCGCCCTGCGTCCACTGCCTTGACGTCCACCCCTGCGGGCAGGGCGTTCAGCGTACCGGGGCCGAGTCCGTAGTCCGACACATCGACGACCGGGGCGTGCGGGTCAACGCGCTCCTCCTCGTCTCCATAGATGGCAGACGGGGCAATTCCTTCGAGTCCACTTGCCCCTGCGGGTGAATTGGTGAAAAACAGTGCAAAGAAACTCTTGATGATCGCTGCCGTGAGTTCTGCGTTCGTGTACCTGCTCACCTGTTTCAGCGTCTCGATGACGGGCGCGAGGTATGGCACGCCGCGATATTGCTCTGACCGTACGTCATGGCATATCTGCACGATGTTCGGCATGCCGGAGAGAGCACCGAACGCCTTGACACGCACCCACGCATCCATCTGCGCCGCTTCTACGAGATCGCCCGGTACTTTGTTGGAAATCCAATATGCTTCGATTGCGCCCTCCGGGTCTATCTCCACGCCGCTGACAATGCGATTCCCATTGCTCTGATTCTTCGCCTCAACGGAAAACACGCCATAGCCGCCTGTAAGGCTTCCGCCATACGGATTCGATATGCGATTCCCCTCGATGATCTGTAGGCGCAGGCTATACGGCATAAACTGCGTCGGCGGCTTCCTCCGAAAGAGAGCGAAGGAGTCCCCGTCTACGAGATACGCCACATACGCAAGATCCTGCAAGTCGTAGAAGCTGTTACGGCGATAGAGATCGCAGTGTTTTGATGCTGCCCATAGGTCAAACTCGCGGCGCGTCCTCCGATTCCACGCCCGCGCCTCCTCATGCGTCAGCCCCAAGTCCAAATAGTGAATTTTTGGGAAAACCTTGAGTCCTGCGCCGACGGTGTGCATCGAACTCGTCTGAATCGCCGCTGCTCCGATTGGCGTATTGATCGCCTGATCCGCCGAGCGATTGCGCAGCGTGTAGAGATTCGCGTCGATATCCGACTTCGCAGACGCGCGGACGGGGTGATACGCTTTCAGAATGCCGCTTGTATGTGATGCGCCGCCCTCTGAGTATCCTGTGTTCTTGATTCTCGTCTCCTCGCGTGCCGTCGGCATCCGCGCCTTTGCGGGTCTGTGCTTCCGTTTTCTCATGCTTCCTCCTAGTCGTGAAATACAACGCGCTTTGAAAATCCGCGCGAACGTCCCGCCATCTGCTCCAATTCGCTCTCAAGCTCTTTGATTACCTTGTGGATCTCGGCGAGATTTGCCCGCGTTAGTTGTCTGTTGCCGAGCGTATAGGATTGTCCGCGCAGGACTTTCCGTTCTGCCTCGTAGTAGAGTTCCAGTCGCTCTCTAATGACCGTTTCCGATTTCGCCACACTTTCACCCTCCCAATCAAAAAGGACGGCTCATGCCGTCCCATGTCGTCAATATAGATTCATGCTGCGCGATTTCGCCTGTGGTTGGCGTTTCGGTCGCTCCGCCGCTTTCTGTTTCACTTTTTTCTTGCGTGCCTCCTCTGGGACATTCACGCCGAGCATTTCCGCGATTTTTACCCAGTTGATATGCGGCAACAGGGATTTCATGCACGCGAGATTGTAGACGCGCAGATCCAGAGGCTCATTGCGGGCATCCTTGCTGATCGGCTCCCATACGACTTGGATCATGCCGCCCTTGCGCGTGACTTTGCGCTGCTCGGCGATGATGCCCTTGAAGTAAATCTGGTCATATCCGCGCTGCCCGATATGACTGTCATCTATGGGAAAGTGAAAATACTGCTGCCCTTTCTGCTCAAGCCCGAGTCGCGTCATGACTTGCTGTTTGCCGTCGTTGACACCGAGAATAACGAGCGGGATTCCGTACTCTTTCGACGGCTTGCTGTACCGCCATATCAGAGGTAGTCCCGATCCGCCGCGCCCCTTGATGCCGATGCGCTGCTTGTGCAGGTTTTTTCGGCAGTAGAGATATACGTTCTGCGTCGACAGTCCGCCCGTGTCGATAAACGTCCGCGCAACTTTTAGGCTGTTGCCGTCGGCGAAATGGTAGGGGCGGTCAAGAACGCCGTCGAGTAACTGCCATACGCGCTGTCGGTCAGGATCGCCGGGGATGATCCCTTTCTGGATGCCCCAGCACTCCTCGCCGAATCCCCATCCGCATATCTCATACTCAAGTCGATTGCCCTGCACGTCAACGGCGGCGGTCAAGAGGAGCACACCGCGCGGTAGCTCCGCCTCGTATTTTTCGCGGCGGCGCAGGAACTGCATCTCATCGTCGTACGCGCCGATCAGCCGATAAGTCTCGCCGAATCGTGTGTTGACGACGACCTGCTCCCTGAGTGGGTCGCCCTTCGCCTCATACCACTCTTTCATGATTCCGTTCCACGTCAGCCACGGGGACGAAAAGCCATTGACGAAAAAGGAGCGTGTGCCGTTTTCAAGAGCAATAGGATTCTGCATCTCGTACCGCTGCGGCGCATCCTTCATCTGCCGTTCGGAGAATTTGAATCCGCAGTCTGGACACCGCCATTCCACCTTTTTCATGATGTAGGTGACGTTGCCGTCCTTGTCGCGGCTCTCCTCGTGGTCGCACTCCATCTCCGTGTGCCTGAGTACGTGATACTCGCCGCAATTCGGGCAGCGATGCCTCCATTCCTCCTGTGTCCCTGCGAGGTATTCCGTTTCAATGCGGCTCGCACCCTCGGTCGTCGGCGTGGAGAATAGTCCTGACACGTGATTCCAGAACGTCGTCATGCGCTTTGACGCAAGGTCAACGGGATCGCCCTCCGTGCCCGCCGTCTGCGCGAATCGGTCAACCTCATCGGCGAGCAGGACGCGCACGGGGCGCGATGCAAGCCCCGCCGGAGAGTTCGAGCCACACATGATGAGCCTACCGCCGGGGAAAATCTTCGAGAGAATCGTATTGTTCCCATCGCGCGTTTTCGCCGTGCCGAACTCGTCCTTCCCCTTGACGGTGAAAAAGAGATTGTTGAGGACTTTCGTGTCGCGCAGCATCGGCGCGATGCGTGTCTTGGAGTAGTCCTGCGCCATCTCAATGGTCGGCTGAATCATCATGATTGCCGCCGGATCGAGGTGGGCGAATCGACCGATGACATTATTCATAATATCCGATTTGCCGATCTGCGCCGCCGATTTCACAACAACGCGATGAACACCTGTCTGCGTAAACGCATTCATGATTTCCCGCTGATATTCTGCACGCGACGTCCGCCATCTCCCTGGCTCTGCGTTGCCTTGCGAGATCACGCGGTATTCGTCCGCCCATTCGGAGACGCTCGTTTTCGGCAGCGGCTTGAGTCCCTTGCGGGATATGTACTGCCATAGATCAATCGCTGTCCTCATCGTCTGCCTCGATCTCCTCTTCCGTGAATAGCTCCGGCGAGTATTCGGATAACTCCGAAAGTCGTTCTTCCAGTTCGCGTGTCATAAGCTCGTAAATCTGTCCTCGTGGCTTCCCCTCTAACTGCGGCGCAAGTTTTGACGGCATCCCGAGAAGCTGCGTGCGCAGGTTGGATAACATCTCCGTCAGGACGAGTTCAACGGTCTTGGCATCATAGGCGCGGTTCTCCATTTTCGCAAGGCGCAGCTCTGCAATCTCGCGCTTTGTCTTTTCGTGCTTTGCACGCTCTCGCGTTAAATCCAGTTCCGCCTCAATGCTGACTTCTTCATTTTTCTGACCTGACCAATAACGCTTCACGCTCTCATAGAGCAGAACGGCGCCGCCCGGATTATCCTCATCTCGGACGACGATCTCATCCTTGATTAGATGATTGACACGCGCAGGTGTTACGCCAAAAGCCGATGCAAGCTGCCGCTGTGTGACTGTGATTTTCTTGACATCCCCTTTGACTTTCATGCGTAATCACCTCCGATTTAGTAAATCTTTTTCTCACTTTTTTCTCAAATCGCTAGTTAGTTGGTTGTTTTCCGTTCCGGCGGCTCGAAAAAATTTATTAACCCCATGAAAAAATTTGCAGCTAAACAAACGGTGGGCTCGAAAGCGGGAGCGCACAAGTTCAAAACTCCAGAAGTACCTATTTCCTTCGTGGTCGCCGAGCCTTGCGCCGTGCCTCTTCCCACCGCATCATCATTCGGCTCTTGGTTTCGATGGCTCTGATCTTGCGTTCCTGCACTCGTGTCAACGCTTCCTCGATATTGAGTATCCTGTCGATGAGTGGTTGACGCTTCTCAACCTTTCCGATCATCGTCTTTTGCTCCTGCAAGACTTCAATCTCGCTCACTTCTCCTGTGATCTCGTCGTAGACGTTCGCAATCATCGGTTTTGATTGCAGTTCGAAGATATCCTTCGTCTCGCATAGTTCTTTCGCTGCGTTCAGTTCATTCAGGTAGATGAGCATTCGACGCTCTCGCAAGGTCAGCAGTCGAATCGTCTCGTCAATCGCGGTAAATGGATTCGTGTCTGCTGATCTCAGTATTGCCTTCTCTTCGTCGCTTATGGCATCTTCCCATATTGTTTGGTATTCGCCAGTCGTGACGGCATTCGCGTTCTTTTGCGGCGATGACGATTTATGCCCAACAGAATTTTTATTTCCTAATGGAGCACCCCGCCCCTTACTCAAAATTATTCCATCGGATGTGTTGTTTTCGTATGGGAGCGTTTTCCCAATCATGCTCCACTGGTCGAGTGTTTTCCACTTTCTGACTTTGGAGGCGGTCACGGATAGTTCATTTGCAATGTCTACGAGCTTCATTGTTCCGCCGCTCGCCCTCCATAACTCGTAGGCGCGGTCACGTTCTTCACTGCGCCGACTCGCCATGTACTATCACCGCCTCCTTATTGCTTTTCTTGCAGGGCAAGATCCAGCTCAATAAGCTGTCGCAAGTCCGCAACGGATGAGAATGTAATTTTGCCCGCCTTGAAATCGTTCACCCACTGACCAATGCCCGCCTGTGTGATTTTGCGATAATCCTCGCGGGGTTGCGTGATTTGCATCTGCTTGTCGGCTTCCCGCCGCACTTTCAATTCCTCTTGATTCTCAGGAATTACGATCCTTTTCTTCCCCTTCTTCTGCATTGATGCCCTCGCCCTTGATTCGCTCTGCCTTTTGCCCTGTAAATTCCTCCCACCGCCGAACAATGACATCGGCGTAGACGGGATCGCATTCCATCGAAAAACATCTGCGCCCTGTCTGCTCGGCGGCGATGAGTGTTGATCCGCTCCCGCCGAACCCGTCAAGCACGATATCGCTCGGGCAACTGCTGTTCTGAATAGCACGCGCACAGAGTGCAATCGGCTTCATCGTCGGATGCTCGCCGTTGCGAATCGGCTTCTCGAATCGCCACGCTGTCATGATGGAGTCATCCGCGCGAGATACAACTTCCACGTCTCGCGCGCGGATTACTACTTGTTCCAATCCGACGGTAACGCATATCAACGCATGATCTTCTTGTTCCTGTATGACGATTGGTAAGTCCTCTAGGACTGTCCCCTGTTTTCGTCCTCCGAAAAAGCTGTGCCGCCCATCCGTGCGCCATCCGTACAAGATCGGCTCATGCTGCCACTGATAATCCTGCCGACCGATGACGAACTGATTCTTCACCCAGATCAAGCACTGTTTCAGCGTCCATCCCGATGCCGCCATCGCCTCACGGAATTCATTCCCTGCGCTGTCTGCATGGCAGATATAGATCGCCGCGCCGGGCGAAGCCACATTGTAAAAATTGCGGAATGTGTCGATAAGGAATCCTCGAAATGCATCCGCATTCATCTTGTCGTTTTTGATCTTGAGCTTTTCCTTCGTGTGTCCCTCATAATCGACGTTGTAGGGAGGGTCGGTGAAGATCAGTGCGGCACTCTGACCGTCCATGAGTTTTGTCACGTCCTCCGCCATCGTGCTATCTCCGCACATAAGGCGATGCCGTCCAAGAATCCAAACATCGCCACGCTTTGAAACAGGCTCTTTGATCGATGTGGCTGTGCTCGCCGGGTCGAAATCATCTTCTTTGACTTCCTGTGCGCGAACATCCGCGAGTAGATTGTCCAGTGCTTTTCCGGCATAGCCTGTCAGCTCTATGTCAATATCAAGCCCACTCAGATCGGATAGCAGCTTCGCCATCTCCTCCGTGTCGATTGACGCAAGCTCCGCGATGCGGTTGTCTGCAACCAGATCCGCCCATTCCTCCGCCTCACTTGCATAGTCCTGTCGCTCGACGGGAACTTTGCACCCAAGAAGCATTGCGGCGGCAAGGCGTCCGTGACCGCGCACGATGAAGCCTGACCGATTCGACACTGTGACGGGCGCTCGCCATCCTTGCGTTTGGATGATCTTCGCCAATAGTTCGATCTGTCGTTTCGGGTGCTGATTCGGATTTCTCGGATTCGGTACGAGCGTTTCTGGATCGACAAGCTCCGTATAGGAGCAGTGCACCTTGATATTCTCCATCGCAGAGCCTCCTTTTGGCATAGAAAAAAGACATCGCCGTTATAGCGATGTCTTTTGGGCGTACTTTTCCCATGCACGTAGTATAGCACTAAAACTTCACCCTGTAAACTTCATCTTTTTTTCACCCTAAAATTTCATTGCAATCCGCCCCATAGAGGGCGGTATTCATGATGTCAATCAGCCGTCCCTTGTTCCGCCATACCGTTGCATTCGCGCATTTGAGAGCATCGCAGATTTCATCCTCACTCATTTTCTGGAAGAAACTCATTTCGATGATCGGATAATATTCATCATCTTGGATGACCGAGAGTGCCGCATCGATTTCCCTGATCTCATTTTCATCGCGGGCGATTTTCCTCTCCACGATCATGATCTTTGCCTCGCGCAGCTCCTCCAATGTCGGACGCTCCCCGCCTTTGGATGACGGTGAGAACATGACGATGCTCTTTGATTTCCCCATGTCCTCTTTTTTGATGTCCTCAATATCTGCCTTGTAGCGCTCAATATTGATTTTTAGGAGTGGATAGGCATACAGCCTCTTTTTCGTGAGTTTGACAAGATCCTTCGCGCGCCGTCGCGCGGGCGGCTTTAATTTCTGGATCTCGTCGCTGAAAACACCCCTGATCTCTTGCAGGTCTTTTTTAGTCAGTCCCATACTTTAGCCTCCTCCGCATTCTGCGTTTTCTGTGTGTCGGACGATTGCGTCTCCTGCGTCTGTATTTCTTGTAATACTCCATGCGGCGCAGGTATTTCAAGCGGCGGAATAATCCGCCGCTAAATCCGAGTTGTGCAAGGCGATGAAGCGCCTCGCTGATTGTTTTTGATGCGTGCTCCACTGCTTCGCGTAAGCTGCGGATCAGCGCGTAGTAGTTCGCTCTTACGTCTGCAATTCTGTCCGAATCGGACACTTCCTGATTATTCTCCGCCATGCGACCTCCTCTTTTGTTACACATACGTCTCGATAATGACGGGATCATCCTGTGGATGGCGAATCATCTTCACCATATCGTCAGGGATTGCCGCGCGCACTTCGTCGAGCGTTTCACGCGCGATGTAGATCGTCGGTGATGCATACGCCGATTTTCCGCATCCCATTACGCCGTATCTGTTTTGCGCTACGATATGTGCCCGCGCCACGTATCCATTTGGAAAATCCTGCGGATGGTCATACACGGTCACAATGACGTTCACTCGGTAGCTCCTGCGCCCGTTGTTGATCAGTCGGCGGAATTCATCGTTCGTTAGTCCCGTATTCATCGTCTCCTCCTCTACGCCCAGTAGTTTTCAAGTGGCTCTTCTTTGCTCAGATAGTAACGAATTGGTATTCCGAGTTCGCGCGCCGTTGTGTGTTCCATCGTGCAACCACGGCTGTCCATGAATTCCCCGCTCATAACGATCATATCGCAGTCTCGCAGCACTTCGAGGCAGTATTCCATCACCTGCTCATATTTCATATCTGCGAGTGCGCCAAACATCGCAATCGGATTCAAAAACAGCATATCCGGATAGCGCTCCTGCAAGAATCGCTGAATCTCTGCCGCCTCCGCCCTGTTGCGCTCCTCATCCCCCGTGTAGGGATGGGATACGTACACCCAAACAAGTTTTTTCATGATGCCGCCTCCTCATGCGAATAGTGTCTGCTCTGAAAACTGCTGTGCCTCGGCGCGCTGCAAATTCTTCACGCTCTGCGCGTAGTAGGAGTCTTTCAGCTCGATCCCGATGGCGCGACGCCCCATCTTGACTGCCTGATACGCCTCCGAGCCGATGCCCATGAATGGAGTGAATACCACATCCTCCGGATTCGTCCACATCGTGATCGCCCGCTCGATGACTTGCAGTTGGAGCGGCGCAATGTGCCGTTCATCCTCTTCGTCCCGCGCACTCGCCCGCTGCAGTGTGTTTGATGGATTGATGTCATGCCATACGCACTCCGCCCACTGCTGCCACTGCTTGACGGGGAACTCCTCACTCGTATGATGGACGGGCTTCGGATTGTCACCCGGTTTGCGGAATGTCAGCAGGTAGTCCGGGATTCCCATACGTGAGAGGCAGGAGTCTTTCTTGACTTGCTTCCACAAAAGCCCGATCGCTTTTGTACGCTGCATGGCGGTCACAGGGTCTTTGCGGATGGTAACGCGTGGCGTGTGCATGACGAATCCCGCCCGCTCGAATATACGTACAAGCGCCCCTGAGAAGTCGCGCAGTCCGATCACGCCGTCCCGCTGTTTGCTGAGCGGCAAGTCCATGCAGTGGACGCTCATGCACCTGCCCGGCGTGAGGATTCTGTAAAGCTCCTTTGCCAAGAAACGGAAGTGGCGCGCAAACTCTAAACTGCTGCGGCAATTCCCCATATCGCGATCACTGTTGCTATATGTGTAAAGGCTCTCGAATGGCGGAGAGAACACGATGAAGTCTACGCTTCCCTCCGGAATACCCCGCGCGACTTCTACGCAGTCCCCGTGATAGATGTGCCACTTCTCCCCTGCATCCTGCCCCAGCACCTTGACGTTTTCCATCTCGTATCCTCCTTATGCCGCCATCGGGCACAGCCAATCCGGCAGGATCATATCCTCCTGCGGATCATATTCTTTGGTCTGGCGCGTGGTCGATCTGATATTGTCCTTCGTGATGTCCTGTGTCACCGCGATCATTCCGTGCAGCATTTCCTCGAACTGTCTTTCCTTGCGTTGGATGTTTTCGACTACCGCGCCCTCTGTGTCGGCGGTGATGATCCGAACGTCTACGGGATGATCCTGTCCGAATCGCCAGCAGCGGCGAACAGACTGATAATATTGCTCGAAGCTATCCGATAGCCCGACGAACGCCATTTTGTGGCAACGCTGAAAATTGAGTCCCATGCCGAAAATAAGCGGCTTACTGATGAGGACGCGAATCCTCCCGGCGGCAAAATCCACCGCCGCCCGCTCTTTTACGTCCGGCTGATCGCTCCCGCTGATTTCGACGGCGTCGGGGATGAGTGCTTTCAGTGCATCGGCTTCGCTGTTGAGATTGCACCATACGATCCATTGATCCATGTCCGCATTCACAAGCGCGGCGCATTCCTGTGCTCGATCCTGTAAGCTGTCACGCCGTGCCTGTTGACGCTCCTGCAGGGTCAGCGCCTCGACTGCAAAAAGCACTTCGGGCTGTCGTTCCGTATGTACGGTATGCTGTGATATGCGCAGCGGCGGAAGGTTATAGCGCGTCCCGTCATATCCGAGGTCTTGCGGGTTCGTGAGCATCACGCTCCAACTTGCCACCCACTGCCAAAAATCCCGCACTGCATGGCGCTTTAGCCTCCATTTGCTCGTATCTCCGCCATCGTGGACGAAAAACGTAGCAAGCATCTCATTTGACGACATGACGCCCAAGAACTCGCTGTGATTGCACAGTTCCATGAGGTCGTTTGGCGCAGGGGTTGCCGTGCACGCGAGGCGGTACGGGGTCTTTTGGCAATACTCGATCAGCTGTGTGCGGATTTTCCCCGTCTGCGCTTTAAGGATGGAGGATTCGTCCAGAACGATCCCCCGAAATTTAGAGAAGTCGAAACGATCCATGCGCTCATAGTTCGTGATGTTGATCCCTCCATCTATGACATCTTCCTGCGAGCGGCAATGGTGGACGGTGATCCCGAACTTCCCCCCCTCGGATATGGTCTGCTTGCTCACGGCAAGCGGGGCGAGGATGAGCACCGTGCCGCCGATGTGACGCGCCCATTCAAGCTGCATGAGTGTTTTCCCGAGTCCCGTGCCCGCGAATATCGCCGCTTTCCCTTTTTTCAGTGCCCAGAGCACGATGTCGCGCTGAAAGTCAAATAGTTCATCGCTGATCGTGATCTTCTCCACGTCAATTCCTGCGCTCGGCACGGTGATTTCTTTCCTTCGCAGAAACTCCTCGTATTTATCCGTCATTGTTTTCTTTCCTCTCTGCTCTCGTACACTCTACAATCCGCCGAATCACATAGTCGGCGCACGTCTGCGCCATGCCGTTGCCGAGTGCCTTATAGCGTGCTGTGTCGCTCCCGCCCTCGGTGTATCCATCTGGGAGTCCCTGAAGTCGCTCACACTCAGTCGGCGTGAGGCGGCGGACTGTGGTCGAGGTCAAGATAATCTGCTGATCGTGCATACAGTTGAGCGTCCCTGCTTTTTCTTGTAGTCGTGCATTATCGGCTTGCCCGTTTCCAACGCACAGTGCGATGTTCTCGCTTCCGCCGCCATAGTTTCCTCCTGCGGCTCTGAGTGTCGCAATCTGCCCTTTTTCGTACTCGCTGAACGACTTTGCGCCGTACACTTCGACGACCGCATGACGGTCAATCGTATTCAGCGTGTAGGATGTTTCCGCGAGAACGCCTTTCCCGTTTCCGCCGTTCTCAATCTTGCGGTCGATTGTATTCCCCGCGATACAGTAGCTGTGCACTACGGGCACTTGATTTCCACCTGTGCCCATGCGGGCGTTGAGTGTCTGTGTTATTCCGCCCTGCACTGGGCGCATCACTTCATCCGCGTGCGTCATATCGTAGATCGCGACGTGCTGTTCTTTTTCTGCAATCAGTGTTGGCGCGATCTCTCTTGTGTATCCGATATTGCCAGCAGTTGGCGCAGCCTTTCCAATAAAGCCTGCCGCCACCATTCCACGCATAACTGACGCTCTAGTGCCTCTTTCAGTTCTTCCGGCAGCTCTTTCCCTCGCTCTCTCGCGCGACGCAGAATGCCCTCGCATGCCGTCGGGCTCAAATAGTATTTCACTGGCACTTCTTCCGTTGACTCTAAAATCCGCGACAAGGAAGATTCGACGTCTGCGTTGGGGGACTCCCCAATGTTGAGCGTCGATGACGCGCCACGCAATTTGACACTCGTCGCATTCAACCATTCCGGCGTTTGCCCATCTGCCATTTTGAGGCATTGGAATTTTGCACGCTCCGATTTCTTCAAGCACGGCTCTAAAATCAGCGCCTTTGTTACTGCTGAATGCTCCGGGGACATTCTCCCAAACGAAATAACGTGGGTATCTCCCCCCCGTGGACGTTCGTATTCTCCGAACAATGTCAACTGCTGTGCGGAACAATCCACTTCGTACACCATCCAGCCCCTTTCTTTTTCCTGCTATACTCAAATCTTGACACGGACTTCCTGCACAGACGATATCAACGGGTTCGATCTCGTCAGGATCAATCCGTGTAATATCCCCGAGCTGCTTCACATCGGGGAAATGCCGCGCCGTCACAGAACACGGGAACGGTTCGATCTCCGATGCCCATACGGGTGTTACGCCTGCATGACGTGCCGCAAGAAGCCATCCGCCGATGCCGTCAAATAGGCTCCCTAGCGTCATTGTCTACCCACTTCCTCCACCAATACGAGCACAAGCGATCCGCGCGTTTTCAGTCGCCGTGTGCCCGCATCCCACGCTTTGCTGCGCTCCTCAATTCTGCGAAGTGCGGCGGGGCGGGCGCACCATTGCGCGGTTTTTCTACTCACGCTTGCAAGCGCAGCTATATCGTCCAATGTCCCCTCGCCGATGTAATCATCTCCGCGATAGGCGGCGTAGATGTTGCATTTCCTCTTTTGGTGATAGTTCCCTTTTGCCACATCCGTCACGCTCCAATCCGCTCCGGCTCATCGGCATCATCTCCGCCATCGTCCCCGCCGCCATCGCCGCCGTCAAAATCAAGAGTCTGCTGTGCGCGCTCGCCGTCGATGTACCGCCACGCCTCACTCTCAAGTGCCTTGAGGTCGTTCGCAAGGTCAAGGCTGATGCAGTAATCCTCACTGTCCGCTTCGTTTTGCGGCATCTCCGGACGCGCGGGCGTGTTAATGATGAGCGGTGCCTTGCTGTATTCGAGTGATTTCTGCGCGGTGATGGTGATGTACCTGTTATCGTCTGTGTGCGATTCTGTGATTCCGCTGACGATGATTCGCTTTTCATCCCGCTTGTCAAATTCGCAGATGTTGATGACGTGCGCGACCATCGCAAGCATCCGCTCTTTCAGTTCCACGCGCGGCGGGTCTTTGCAGGTCATTGTGTACGCATCCCAGCTTTTAGTGGCTTCCTGATAGACTTCCCACCCGAAGAAATACTCGCCTTTCTTTGCCTTGATCTTCGTGATGCGCTTTTTGCGTTCCGTCATGTTGTCCCCTCCTCTGCTTCAATGTCCGCCATCTCCTGCGCGACAATCTCCATGAGTGTCTTCACATATTCAGCGGCGGCAGTGAAATTTTCCGCTCCCTGCGTGTTGTCCGCAACGGCGATGGCGCGCTGTGCCGCTCCCTGATAGCTCTCCCTGAGTGCTTTCAGTTCTCCGTAGACCGCCATAATGGCGTACGCCTCCGGGCTTTGTGTGGCGTATGGGAAATCTGCGTCCTGCTCCTGCGCTGCCGCATTCTCGCGCGGATATTTCGCCGTCTCTGATTCTTCGGGCGGCGGCTGCGCTATTGACGGCGTTTCTGTAGTGGGCTGTGTTGTCCGCTCCTGTTTCACCGTTTCCCGCTCCTTGACTTCTTCCACGTCGCGGATGGTAACCACGCCCTCTGTATGCAGCTTATCCGCGATCTCGGACTGTCCCTCATCGGAGAGCCGCGAGGAGTCATAGGCAACGCTCACGCCGATTTTCTCCTGCTCGAATGCCTCTTTGAGCTGCGGATTCGTGAGGTTGTTTGCAATCGCCGCATAGCGGGCGAGCTGTCCTGATGTGGTGTTCAGCATCCGCGCGACGGTCTCACGAATCGGCGCGTCCAATTTTCCGTCGGCTTTGATCTGCTTTAGGATGTCGGTCGCCCGCTGTGCCTGTCGCATTTTCTCCGCATCCGTGAGCTGCCGCGCTGTGCTGTTCGTGTAGATCAGCATGAGTTCGCGCATATTTTCGTTCGCCTCGTTTTCGACGAGTGCGGCGATATTTGCAAACTCCGCGTGTCCGTCGGCGACGAGTTTCTGACAGGCGAGATGCCGACGGTGTCCGCTGATAATCATGTAGCGCCCGTCTGCGTCAGCGGCTTTGACGACGATGTTCTGCAGGACGCGTCCCGCAATCAGGATGGAGTCTGCAAGCTCGTCAATGCCCGCCATACTGTAGTGATTCGCAGGATTCGGGATGATCACGTCGATGGGCAGCGTTTTCAGCTCGTATGGAGGCTTTGCCGCCTCGGACTGCGAAGCGGTATTCATGAGCGCCATCATGTTAAATCCCGCCATCGTTACGCCTCCTCTTCATCCGTGTCCAGAGGGAAGCCGATAATTTGTGTCAAATACTCCCACGCGAGGCTCTTATAGTCTCGTGCTGCACGGCATCGTGGACTGTGCTGCATGATCGGCGCAGATGCAAATGTGGATTCGTCCACTTTCGCCGTCCAGTGGATGCGTGTGTTCATGAGTTTGTATTTCTCCATCATCTTCAAATATGCCGCGCCCTGCTCATTGACTTCGTTTTTCCGATAGCTCGTGAGTACGCATCCGCGAAAGGTAACAAGCGGATTGAAATTGCTCCGTACCAGCTCGATGCAGTGCAGCATCTCATCCACACCGTCAAAGGTGAATTTGTCCACCTTGACGGGGATGATGACATCATCGCCGACGGTGAGCGCGTTGATGACGCTCATGTTCTCATCGGGCGCATTGTCGATAATGCAGATGTCATAGCGCGTCATGATGGGGCGCAGTGCGTTCTCAAGCCGCTTTTGCTGTGGGCGCATGGTGTCCATCATGACGATTTTGTTTGCCTCAAGGAGTTTCATGTTGGCAGGGATGCAGTCAATCCCCGCGATGCCCGTATGCCGAATGACCTCCTCGGCGGTCTTTTCGCCTGTCATGAGATCGGCGACGCTCGGATGGTCGTAGCTGTGCACGCCGAAAAATTTACTTGTGTTTCCCTGCTTGTCATTGTCGATGACAAGGACGCGCATTTTGTGGATCTCTGCAATCACATAGGCAAGGTTGACGCTCGTGATGGTCTTGCCAACGCCGCCCTTGAGGTTGCAGATATTGAGTACCCTCATTTTTCGCTCCTCTCCGTTGTTAGAATGGACCATCTTCATACGGATTCGCCATGTAGTCCAAGAACCAGATCACACCGTCAAATTTCACGCGGTATTTCTGGACATCTTCGGCGCGGACGTACTGTCGCCCGAGCATGGTTTTCATCCCTGCGAATATGCTCCACGGGATCATGAAATACTGATCTCCGATTCCTGCGCATACCGCCGAGAACGCGCCCATCTTGTGAAAGTCCTGAAGCGCCTGCGCCTGTGTCGGCGTGACTGCTTTGAATTGCAGTCGTTCGGTGTCCGTGTGCTTTGCCTCAAAAGCGATCATCCGATCATTGGCAATGCAGCCGATGAAGTCCGGCTGTGCGCGGGCGGTGAATCGTACCGTTGCGATTCCCTGTGCGCGGTTCTTTTTGAGCACGCGGAACGGTTCAGGTACTTTGATGATATTCGCCCGCCCCTGATCGTGATAGGCACGGCACGCAGCAAGAATCATCTGCTCGTGCAGTCGCCCCCGCCCGTTGCTCATCGTCGCTCTGTATTTTCGGGCGGCGGCTTCGTCTGCGCGTTCCCATGTCGTATCTTGCATTTTTCATTCTCCTGTTCACTCGTCCGCGCGCGGCGGGCGTTATCCACATCATCCACTTGTTTGCTTGATAACTTCATCCGGCAGAAGAAGTACCATTGCCCCGTGTCCTCACGGTATTCCTTCTCAACGCTGATGAGTTCATAGTTCGGATTGTCTGCCTCGATGATCTGCCTCATGCTCTCCGAGTCCTCCGGCAGGTCTTTCATCTGCCGGATTTTCTTCCTGCTCATCATGCGCGGGTTGTCATTGACGGAATCCCACGGGCGGATCAGGTTCTTTGAGCAGTCCCATTTTCGGCGGCCCTTCGGTCGGTCATCCTCCTTGAATGTTTTGGCGATGTAGCCGATGACGGGCAGTAGTCCTTCTCTCGGGTCGGGCTTTAGCCGCTTTGTATTGGCATATCCCCGTCCCCATACCTCCTCCACCTCGTCACGGTCGAGTTCCGCATCCATGATGACGTGATGATGGATGCGTCCTTTTTTTCCGATCTCGGTGACGGCAATCCACCGCGCGGGCGGCAGATTCTTTTTCTTGCGCCGATAGTTGAGGCGGCGGATGAAATTCCCGAACTCCTTTTTTGCCTCGGTTTCATCCTTCGGGGCGTGTTCCTCGGCGTAGCTAAGTCCGAGTAGCAGATCCCCTCTCCCAAAATTTGCATGAGTGAGGGCTTCAAGGTATCGCGCGGATCTCTTGTTGTTGAGTGCCCTCTGTTTCGGGGTTGAAGTTTGACTTTTTCGCCGCCGCCCGGTCGGTGCTCGTGTCGGTGTGTAGGTGTAATATGACACTTGCCGAAAGTCTGACTGAATTCCGTATCTGCCACAATGCCGGATGCGCTTTCGCACTCCGCTCATAAATCACCTTCTCTCTTTTCGCAGAAAAGATAATCCCGTAAACAAGCCCGAAACCGCGAAATGACGCGGCTTTTTGCTTGTTTTCCTCTTGTGTTTTTTGAGCGGAAATGCTATAATATTTATGTGCGATTTACATAGTTTCCACTCGTTGGAGCTACCCCTTCCTTTCTGGAAAAAGGAAGGGGTTTTCTTATGCCCCTACATCGACGTACTGGACGCACGCCCACGCATCCGCGCACGCAAGGTGCTTGACTACGAACGGCATGGCTTCGCCTGTGTCGGCATCGAGCAGTGCGTAGTCCCCGTTTTCATCCTGCGTGTCCGCGATGATGTATTTCGGCGCGTCGCGCTCCATGACGGTCTCTGTTGCGCGGGTGACAGCTTCCACCCACGCAGGATCGTCCGATTTCAAGCCGCCCACGCTGATCGTCTCGTCATGTCGGATGAGTTCCCGGCGGTAGATTCCCCGCCATAGGTTCTCCTTATCACTGTGACTGTAGATCAGCCGCCACTGCTTCATGTCTATCTGCTCCGTTTCCTTGTAGCTGCACCGCCAAAATACGGACTGATGATACTCGCATTCGAGGCAATGTCTTTCGCAGACGCTTCCTCGATGAAGGCGGCAGACGACGCCAGTCATGTGCCTGTGACGGCAGATGGGGCATAGGTTATCGTCGTAGATTGTCCTCATCTCATGCAGGAAGCGGCGCTTGCGCATCTGCTCGCGCTCTCTGAGGAGCGCCGCCTTGACTGTGACCTTCATCGCGCTTCATGCGCCCGCGCAGCGGCGCAGCTCGAGTGCCACACCGATGGCATATCCGACACCGAGTGCCGCGCCAATGACGAACGCCTATCCCCACGGATAAAGGAACGGCGTGCGAAAGTTTGCGATCCGCTTGTAGATTCCCATGATCGCACCTCCTCAGACGATACGATTCAGTGCGATCACGTTGCCAAGTTCGGCGGCTTCCTCGTCGGTGAGCGTGATGCCCTTGTGCATACGCGGCTCTTCGCCCGGCTCGTGCGACCAGCGGCGCAGGTCGAGCTTTGCTGGGCGGCCACTGTAGCTGATGCGATTGAGTTCGAGCGTGTTTTTCCCATCCGCGCTCCGGCTGATGATTGCCAGTCGCTCCGCGACTTCATAGCTAAAATCTTTCATTGTACCCCTCCTGTTTCATTTACCCGGCGGCCGACTGCCGCGGTTCTTCCATTCCTGTTTTCGCGGTCTCCGATGGGCGAATTTCGATAACAACGTCCTTCTGTCCAGACAGTTCCAAAAGCACCGCCCAAATATGCCGCGCTTGTTCGTCTGTCATTTGTGTTCCTCCTTTCATTCGCCGCCGCACTCATGCGCTCTGCTTCTCGATGCGCGGCTCTGCGGGCGCGGTCAGAATGTATCCCGCCAGTCGCAGGATCGTGTCTGTCCCGCCCACCGCACGGATCTTGTCGATGATCCGCATGACTTCCATGCGTGCCTGCTCGTTTTTGAGTGCCTGCATGATTGCCGTATTCTCATTCATTTCATTCACCTCCCATGCGCCTGCCTCGTCAGTACCGGGCGGCGATCCCCGGCAGACGCCCGCATGAGCGGGCGTTTCGGCTTATGCGTCCTCTTTCAAGAGCCACTCTAGTTTCGTCTTCTCTTTTGCGAGGTTGTTCAGCTTGTCTTGTGCTTCGCGTAGATGCTTCATATAGTTGTTCATCCAGTCCACGTTGTCTGCCCGGCTCCCGTTATCCTCCGCAGTCAAGGCTTTTTCAGCATATTCCTTGATGCGCTCAAGGCATTTCGTAACTTCATCCTGCGTGTCTTTCCGCTCCCACTCGTTGGTCTCCAACAAATGCTTTATTTTCTCTGTCATCATTTTTAATTACCGCCTTTCGATTCGACCTGCCATCATCAGCGCAGGGAGGTCATTCCCTGCGGACGCCCCGTAGGGCGTTTCGGCTTATTCCGGCTGCTCAATCCCTGCGAACTCGCTTGCCTCCTTGAGCAGCGTCAGCAGGTGCTTCGCGCTTCCGACGTGCCCCCAGTTGACTTCTTCGGGTGCTACATCCATGTGGTTCTCGATGTGGGCTTTCAGCGCATCCAGTTTCTCCTCAAGCACCGCCATCGTCCCGGCGAACGCGTTCAGTGCCTTTTCGTTTCCGTTCACATTTTTCATTTTGTTTGTCCTCCTTGTGTTTCTAAATGTTTGTTGCTTTTTCTAAATCGTTTGTTACGCACATTATAAACGCTTTTTACTTGATTGTCAAACGTTTTTATATAAATTTTGTCCTTTACAAACGTTTTAATTTGTGATACCCTAAAATAAACGTTGAGGAGGTGATTAAATGACAGTAGGCGAACGTATACGTCACTTCAGAAAACAGGTTTTGAAGATGACGCAGGAGGATTTCGCTCGCAAAATCAATATTAGTCGCTCTAACATTGCTAATATTGAAATAGGAAAAATCGCGCTCACCGATCGCGTCGCTACTGATATATGCAACTCATTCAGCATTTCCGAGGAGTGGCTGCGCACGGGCGAGGGTGAGATGCATCGCGAGACGGAATCAACGCTTTTCTCTGCTTTTGCGCGGCAATACGACCTCTCAGAGAAGGAGCGACAGGCGGCACGTTATCTGCTCTCCCTCACCAGTGAGGATCGTCAGCAGATCCTCCGTGTTGTCGAGGGGCTTGCCCGTGCAATGCAGGATGATGATGCCAAAAAAGCCGAGGTCGAAAAGCGCGATCAGGCGCATCGGATGCTGGATGCGGAACTGGATGCAGAGCAAAAGGGGCAATCAGCCTCTACCTCTGGAAGCTCCGCCGCAAAAATGGCATAAAAAAAGACCGCCCGTAGGCGGTAGGAAGAAGGATTGCTGTCGGTTGTTTTGATTGGTTGATTGTAGGGAGTGTATACTATGGAAAACTTGTTTATGCTTATAGTTTTGGCGTCTCTTCTTGTGGCTATCGTTTTCCTCATACTTTGGGCAATCGGGAAGGCAAAGAAAGTACCAAACACGCATGGCAAAAAAGCTGGCATCGCGTTCCTTGTCGGTGTAGTTGCCTATATTGGATTCGGAATCACTCATACGCCAATCGAAAAGGCAAAAGACAACAAGTCCGTGCAGCAGGAAGTCACACAACAGGAAGCTACTCAGCCTCCGTCGGCGGAACAGATCCTCGCAAAAGCCTCGGAAAAAGCAGTCACCTCCTATGGTGGTTCCCTTGTAAAATATCGCGACGTTACGGTAACGGCACACCCTGATGGAACGTATTTCGTTGTTGTGAATTGCAATGGCATTGTAACGTCAGATAAGGCAGGGACGCTTAAAGAATATAAGATTGCTGCTGCTCATGTTATGAAGGAAGTATTCACCACAGACGTAAATCTCAATGGCTGTGATTTTGCCGTTTGGATGGACGTTGTGCGAAAGGACACAGGGCGCGAAGAAAATCATAATATCTACGGCCTGACCGTGAGGAAAGATGCTGCCGACAAGATCAACTGGAAGAATATCGATTCGATAGATATTACCAAGAGTGCCGAGATCGAGAAGATTCTTCCGCCTCTCCGCTGAAGGCTTATCGCAAAATAAAAACCGCCCGCGCTGACAACGCGAGCGATCCTTGAGGGCGAGGATACTGACAATATCGCCGCCCCGCCGAAACACCGTGAAGATGCTCCGAAAGTGCAATTTCATTATAGCACCTTCATGGCGTATTTTCCATACGCAATTTTGGAGGTGTATTTTTATGCCCGCAAACGATCAAAAACGCACGGCACTCTATATCCGTGTATCAACAGATGAGCAAGCTCGTCATGGTTACTCTCTCACAGAGCAGGAATACGATCTCAAGCAGTATGCCGAGCGGCAAGGCTATAATGTGATCGGCATCTACGCTGATGAGGGTGTCAGTGCTCGCAAGGCACTCAGTCGCCGCAAGGGACTGCAGCGACTCCTCGAGGACGTGGAGGCGGATCACATTGATATTATCGTATTCAAATGCCTTGATCGGTGGTTTCGGAACATCGCGGACTATTACAAGGTGCAGGAGATTCTTGACGCGCATCATGTGGAGTGGGAGTGTTCGCAGGAATCCCTATTTAATACGACAACCACAAACGGCCGCCTCATGCTCAATCTCAAACTATCGATCGCGCAACACGAGAGCGATCAGACAGGGGATCGCGTCAAATACATCCATGAAGGGCTCAAACGCGTCGGCAGGGTTATCACTGGTCATATGCCGCTCGGCTATCGCATTGGCGAGGACAAACGAATAAAGGTGGACGAGAATGCAGCACCGATCGTGCGCGAGGCATTCGAGTATTTCGTGGTGCATAAGACCGTCCTCGGCACATTTCGTATGATGCGAGCAAAATATGGATACTCTAAGACGGAGGGTTCTGTCGGCCGTATGCTTCAAAACCGTATCTACCTCGGCGAATATTATGGGGTCAAGGATTTTTGTCCTGCACTGATTGATGAAGGAATATTTGCGCGGGCGCAAAAAGTATTTTCTGGGCGTACCCGCCATCACTGCAGCGGAATGATCTACCTGTTCGGCGGACTCCTCCGCTGTCCAGAATGTGGCAGACTCCTCACGTCTCGAAATCGCACGCTCAATAATAAGGTGTGCACATATTACACCTGCCGCGATCACACACACGGCCGAGACTGCCCGCATAAAACCTACTGGCGTGAGGATCGCGTCGAGGTGGCTCTGCTCTCATCACTCGGGGAGGAGCTGCTGGAGTATCTTGCGGACATAAAAAAAGTCACTCGAAAGAGTGACGATGCGCAGTCCGGCGTAACTGTTGCAGATCTGAGGGCAAAGCAAGCGCGACTGAAGGAGTTATACATTGCAGGACTTGTAGATCGTAGCGAGTTCGATGTGCGGCATTCCGATCTTGACGCGCAGATCGCAGCGTTGCGTCCGCGCCCAGATGTCAGCATCGCTTATCTTGAGACTGTTGCTGCAAGCGACTTTTCTGAACGTTATTTGAAACTGGATAAAAAGGCACGAAAGATATTCTGGTCGCGCATCCTCGACCAAGTGCAACTCACAAGCGGTGTGCCGAAGCCCGTATTTCGTGCATTCTAGCTGTCGCACTAAGATGCGTAACACGCCCCGTGCGGGGCGCGACGGCCGTTCGCGTCCGCGTTGCCGAGTGTGAAGTTGTTTCAATCCACGCGCCCCGTGCGGGGCGCGACGGATGCGCCCGCCATCGAGTCGCCATACACCATCGTTTCAATCCACGCGCCCCGTGCGGGGCGCGACCATCTGCGATCAGCTCAAACGCAACGCAGGGATGTTTCAATCCACGCGCCCCGTGCGGGGCGCGACGGCGCGCCAATCCCGAAGCGACTCACCGACACACTGGTTTCAATCCACGCGCCCCGTGCGGGGCGCGACCCGTCATTCTTGGCGGCGTTGCCCTGAGCAAATAGTTTCAATCCACGCGCCCCGTGCGGGGCGCGACCCCCGCAAGCGTCCAGACGCTCTTTGACCTTGTGTTTCAATCCACGCGCCCCGTGCGGGGCGCGACCGTTAGTTATCTCATCTGCGACCAGCTCAAGAGGTTTCAATCCACGCGCCCCGTGCGGGGCGCGACGCGCGAAAGCCCACGGCGGAACCCCAATACGACGGTTTCAATCCACGCGCCCCGTGCGGGGCGCGACATGCTCCGTCCATAAAGGATGCGTTGCCCGCGTCGTTTCAATCCACGCGCCCCGTGCGGGGCGCGACTGCTTGCAGCGTACCGCTACAAGCGCAAGCACCCGTTTCAATCCACGCGCCCCGTGCGGGGCGCGACCCGACGCTGACGTGTATCCTACGGTCGTTTTGCAGTTTCAATCCACGCGCCCCGTGCGGGGCGCGACTCAGGTGGCGACCGGGCTGACAGCAGGTGCGGAGTTTCAATCCACGCGCCCCGTGCGGGGCGCGACGCGGCGTCACGTTCCACACATACGACCTGCCGATGTTTCAATCCACGCGCCCCGTGCGGGGCGCGACGACAGAGGATATGCCCATCGTCAGTAACAAAGTGTTTCAATCCACGCGCCCCGTGCGGGGCGCGACTTTGGTGCAGGTATGCGTGTCGGTATGTTCGAGGGTTTCAATCCACGCGCCCCGTGCGGGGCGCGACAGTGCCATAACAACTATGACACTGTGGCAAGGGCAGTTTCAATCCACGCGCCCCGTGCGGGGCGCGACCCGAAACCTGCCGATCACCTTGACGCACAGGAAGTTTCAATCCACGCGCCCCGTGCGGGGCGCGACTCTTTTACCCCTGAGACAGATTCCATCGCCCGTATGTTTCAATCCACGCGCCCCGTGCGGGGCGCGACTACGATCTGGGGGATTGCGGAGCAGTACATCGTGTTTCAATCCACGCGCCCCGTGCGGGGCGCGACCTTGACCGTCTCCAACAAGTGGCATCCAGTGCAGTTTCAATCCACGCGCCCCGTGCGGGGCGCGACACGGGCAGTATAGCGCGATACGACGCGGATTATTGTTTCAATCCACGCGCCCCGTGCGGGGCGCGACAATATCGTATGATACGGATAAGATCACAGGTGGAGTTTCAATCCACGCGCCCCGTGCGGGGCGCGACGATGCCTATAACAAGGACGCGGCGAACCTGCTCATGTTTCAATCCACGCGCCCCGTGCGGGGCGCGACGGGAGCGGGAGATGGCAACAGCGGTCATCTCACAGTTTCAATCCACGCGCCCCGTGCGGGGCGCGACAGGTAACGGCTGCGCCCGGTTGGCTCATGAT